CTTTTCTATGCGATATAAAAGTGTAGATCCCTGAGATAAAAAACTCCCCCCGCGTAAAGCGGAGATGAAAAAGTCTCAGTTTTCATTCACTTTACGCAACAGACGTACATATCTTGTACGCCTGGCCCGCGGACCTACAGCGGGACTTAAACTCCAGTAGATGGAGCCGGAAACGATTGTTCCAGATACATCACTGGTGGTCCAATGTAGAACAATAAGCTAAAATCATCGCCTATTGCTACATATTCATCAACATTTGTCACACCTGTTCCCAATAAATTACATGTTAGTTGTGACACTTTCCCCGGGACTTCAGAAACAGCAGCATACACGCTTGAAGTCCTATCTTCAATTCTACAAAGTTGGAATCGTTTATCTGACTGATATGGTATATCAATTTCCACCACAGGGTTATTAGCCACTGGTGTAATCGTTGTACCATCCCAAAAGGTGTCTGAACGCCCTTCGAGGATACGATGAGCATTAGTTGACTCAGTATTATCAGCACCAACAGCTGTTATGTTATAAGCATAATCAGCTGCTGCCGGTTCGGGTTGTCGAGAAACAAGCAGTGAAAAAGACGGCATCGCGCCTCCATCATTTGCATATCTCTCTGTTAATCCTACTTTCCATCTTATAGAACCTCGCCATCCAACATATGCCCACGATAAATAATTGAGCAGTGTTGTATTGCAATAGTTGTAGGGTGCCGCGGTTGATGTTAAATGCACGGCATTATTTACATTTCCTCTATTAAATGGAAATGCATTTGTCTGGAGTGATGTACGATATACCGCTCCATTTGTGTCATCAGGTCCCCAACTGAAATGATGACAATATCTTTTGAGCCAGGACCGAATACTCGGGATATTTTCACCTGTGTAGATCATTGCTAATTTTTCATACATCAACGACTGTGCTGGTTTAATCATTTCATTTTTATCAACAGCAACAGGCGTATTAGCGTCTACCGTACTATCTTCCTCATCCATTCCTTCTGGTTCAAGAATGCCCTGAGGTTTTAGTACCATTGCTCCGAGGTGAGCATCGTGTGGGTTCCACACAGCGAAATCATCATTAGCAGATATAAATACTGCAATGGTGACATCAGCAGCCGCAAAGGAAGGTATTGTTAAGTCATTCACTACATGAACACTCAATACACCATTACTTGTACTCGTTGCTGCTGGTAACCCTGCCCCGGTTGTGTACATAGACGCTACAGCTGTACTAATACCTGCTGATTTCATCAATGGTCTATGTTGACACGGAGGAATACTTACAGTAATATCCTTAGTTTCAGATATATCTACAACATGAGTGTAATTAATATTATACTCTGATGATGCTGCTGGTACTGAAACAGGATCAT